AGAGACGGATGTTTATAAGGTTTATTGGGACGGTAAATTAACTGGGGAAGAGAAAGAGTGGGTGAAGGACATCAAGAAGTTATACGGGGTGGAGATCAACAGCAGGCAGATGGCGTGGTGGAGGTGGAAGCTGCACGAGGGGATCAAGGACGATGCGCTGATGTACCAGGAGTTTCCTCCTACGGAAGACTACGCATTCGTGATGACTGGTACGAGCTTCTTCTCAAACTCCCGGTGTACTGACGCTGCCAAGAAATCTCGGCAACTACATCCGGAATGTTTCCGTTACGCTTTTGGGGCAATGTTCCAAGACACAGATGTCTTGAAGTCCACGGAGAAGTTGGGAACTCTTAAGGTCTGGGAACAACCTATTGACACGGCTTATTACGTCATTGGTGCTGATCCTGCTTATGGATCATCTGACTGGGCAGACCGATTCTCTATCCAAGTGTTCCGGGTGTATGCGAATGGAATGGAGCAGGTTGCAGAGTTTGCGACTAGTGAGATGAATACCTACCAGTTTGCGTGGGTGATTGCTCACCTTGCCGGTGCGTACAAGAACTCAACTCTGAACTTGGAAGTCAACGGTCCCGGTCAGGCAGTGATCAACGAGATGCGTAACCTCAAACGTCTTGCTGCCGCACAAGGTACTGCCGGTCACGGCATCATGGATGTGCTGGGTTCCATGCAGAACTACATCTGGCGTCGTAACGATACGATGTCCGGGCTATCCAACTCTATTGGCTTCTTGACTACGAGTCAGACCAAAGAGCGGATGTTGACCTACATGAAAGATTACTTTGAACGTGGGTTGATGGAAGTGAAGTCTATGGACTTGCTAGACGAGATGAAGGGAATTGTTCGTGAGGGCGGGTTTATCGGTGCTCCTGGGCGCGGCAAAGATGATAGAGTCATTGCCAGTGCGCTCGCTGCTGTTGCCTATGCCGAGCAGGTTCAACCCAGATTGATTGCCATGAGACTTACGAAAGAAATTTCTCATGCTCAAGAGAACCAAACTCCAGAGCAGATCGCTGCTGGACGTAACGTATCCAATTATCTAAAACGTATCGGGATGTACGGTGGCTCTACACACTGATCTCACAATCGTATCTATTCACGGCCACACTAACGGTTCAGCCGTTATACCAAGCCTAGTAGAGAGCCTGTCCCAGCTGCCGGGAAGCAGAGGACTTTTGATCTCTCTTGAAAGACCTCCTTCCTTGCCAGACCACATTGCTTGGAAACAAACAGCACCTCTGGACTACTTCCAATACTCGGTGTTCTGTATGTACTGCTTGCACCAGTACATTGACACTGAGTACTGTCTAGTCGTGCAAGACGATGGCTGGTGCCTCAACGGTGAGAACTTCACGGGTGAGTACTACGAGTACGACTATGTGGGCGCACCTACTCACATGGGCATTCTTGGAGACCAAGCCATGTTCCACTTCTCGTGGGTTCATGTGAAAGACCCCATCGTTGTGCAGAACGGAGGGTTCTCCCTGCGATCACGCAAGTTCTTGGAGGCCCCGTCTAAACACGGCATTGTTCACAAGTTGTACGGCCAGCAACCGTTCATCAACGAAGATGTCCAACTCTCAGGACTCTTGCGTCCTCAACTGGAGTCTGTCGGTGTGCGGTTTGCGCCGTTGAAAATTGCCATGCACTTCTCAATTGAGTACATGGGTCCAGGCCTGCACGATGGCATCGACCTAGAGCGCCTTGTCGGTCATCACGCACCAAGTAGAAAATTGATCGGGCATAAATCAATTGCCATCAGAAGCACGGCAGAAGAATGTGATAACGTATTTGGTGAACTCGACTTCCTGATGTTCTTGCAAGACAAGGGCTACAAGTTTGAATACCGTAATTCCTAAACAAGAACTCAAGATCTTGGTTGGTAGACTCCTCAAAGATAAGGAGCGCGGTATCTCTCTTCAGAAGTTTGCTGACCTTTGCGGTATCTCAAGAGAATTCTTGGCTGACGTGTTCATCTACGAGAACGCACCCATGAGTGAGACCACCCAACGCCGTGTCTCATCCGCCTACCAAGCGTGGCGGGAAGGTCGGGTCAAGGTCATGAGACGCAAAGACCAGACCCAATACGTTGACTATCGCAAGATTCCAGAACCTGCTATCTTCCCGCACATGGGGATCGTGAACTCCCCTGACGGATTCAAACTATCTATCGGCCCCCGTAATCGTCACGATTACTCTTATCCTACTTTGGACGAATCATGAGCGTACTTCACGACTATCTTTGCGCGTCTCACGGCCTCTTCGAATCTTATGAGCCTGAGTGCCCTATCAAATTTTGCACAGCAGAACTCAACATGGTTTTCCTAAAACCAGTTGCTCTTAAATCAGATAAGACAAAACAGGCTGACCGACACCTTAAAGGTCTCGCCCAAGACTTCAAGATGTCAGACATCAAGTCGACCCGTGAAGGTGACACACAAGCCGGTTACCATCACCATCAGGTTCCTGAAGAGCCAAAAGAAAGGGAGGCTCGCCCAGGCGATGCGGCAATTTGGGGTGGCAACTTCCAGAACATCAATATGAAGGCAGCACTTGCAGGACAGGTCGCCCAGTCGGTTCGTGGAGAATCTGTTGGCGTAAACCCGAAAGATACTGGTAACCTCACGGGACCAAAGGCGGCAAGTTATATGTCTGACCATGAGAACTTGGCAATAACACCATGAGAATTCCGAGCGAGCCGGTAGAACGAGAAAACTTCTACCTAGACCTCATTCACAAGTGCGCTGTCTCCATGCCAGAGCGGCGCACCGACTACGGAGGTCTTCGCTCGTGGTATCTCTTTGGGAACGGACCGGACGAAGCACCGGCCATGTACAACAAGATCTTTCCCCACATAGATCAGTTGTCATCCTTCCTCTACTCTGCCGAGACCACCCGATTCTCCATAGACTTGGGTGCGGCAGTCCCAGATGAAGAGCAGGCCAAACTTCCGGTCCTCACCCGCGCTCTCAACGATGAATGGCTAAACAGCAATGCTGACCAAGTATTCTCGACAGCGGTTTCATGGGCGCTCTGCTATAACAGCACCTTTATTAAACTGGTTTATCGAAACGGTATTCATCCGTATCTCGTGGAACCGGCCAGTATCGGTGTACTGCGAGAAGACACCCCGTACACCGATAGACAAGAAGCAATAATTCAGACTTACTACATCACTAAGTCTGAACTCTTCAACCGTCTTTACAGCCACCCACAACGGGAAAAGATCGTAGAGCGCGTCTCTTATATGCAGCACGAGCGCACCGAAGTCGCAAACGGTGTGCAGCGCATCATCATGAGCCAGACGGACCCAACTCTCTACGGGAACGTCAACCTCGATCTCTCTGGCGGCAACCGCTACAAAGCACAAGTCTCCGAAGAAACCGTCGAGATGACGGAACTCTGGGTCTGGAACGATGAGACTGGCGACTACCAAGTGGTCACCCGCGCAGATCCTGATGTCATCATCTATGATCGTCCTGGCGCCACCGTCTTCCTGAAAGGCGAGCTGCCATTCATCCAGATCTGCCCACTGCCACTCTACGATTACTACTGGGGTCAGTCAGAAGTTTCCCGGCTGATCTACCTCCAGCAAATGCGTAACAAGCGCATGGTGGAGATTCTGGACATCCTGTCCAAGCAAGTCAGCCCACCAACAGCACTCATTGGATTCACTGGAATCTTAGATGAGAAAAACTTTGCTCTCAACCGAGCAGGCGGGATCTTGGCAACAGATATGCCGAGCGCCAAGGTAGAAAAGCTGGCCCCGCAAATGCCGCCAGATCTCTTCCGTGAGATCGGTGAAATTGACCTGATGTTCGAAGAAGCCTCTGGGATCGTCTCAGTCTTGCAAGGACGAGGCGAGTCTGGGGTCAGATCGTCCGGTCATGCCAGTCAACTTGCCCGTTTAGGGTCATCTCGTGCCAAAAAACGGGCGCTTGTCATTGAAGATTCGCTAGAAAAGATGGCGACTCTGTATCTCAAGCTCATGCAGGCGTATCCAAACACTCATTACACGGATACCAAGGGCAATCGGTTCATTGCCGAGCAATTGCCTAAAAATTACGCTGTAAAAGTGGATGCACACAGCAATTCACCCATCTTCATGGAAGATTTGCGTCAATTGGCGTTCAATCTGTTCAAAGCACAAGTCATTGACAAGGAATCCTTGCTAGACTTGCTTGAACCACCCATGAAACAGCAATTGAAAGACCGTCTCAAGAA